GGGCATTGGACTTCATGAAGTAGTCCGCATCCTGTGCGCCAGCGCCAGCCACATCGACGCCATCGACGTAAGCGAAGCCGAGCGCGCCGGTTACGCCAGCACCGAAGGCATCGGTGATAACGATATCAGCCGCCTGTGGCGAAAGTTTCCAACCAGCTTGCAGAATGCCAAGCTGAATCACATCGCCGGTGGCTATATCAACACCGTTGACCGTACCGGCAGCGGGGACGGCGAGCGAATATTGCTCGACGAACTCATTGCCGGACGTGGCTATATGGCGCGGGCTTTGGTTCGTGAGGTTCTTTACTTGAATTGTTGCCATGGTGAATCTCCTTTATTGGGTAAGTGGGTCAATCAAGGCGGCTTTGGTTATGGCCGCCTTGATCTACTCATCAGATACGCGGATCGGGTGCGTAGCTGTCTATGGCAATGACGCCGTGGTCAACCGGCGCGCCGTCGATGGTGAAGCGCACCTTGGCCTTGCCGCCGATACCGGACACCGATGACTCAACGCTGTTGTTGTGGTCTTCGGCCACCATCCGCTCGAAATAGCGGTAGTAGGTGCCAGAATCCGTGTCGGCGCCGTAGGCATCGATCAACGACTGAGCGCCGAGCAGCAGCGCGCGGTCAACAGCAACACCCGCCGTAGCATTGGCTCCCGATGTGACCAGCGTGGTTGGATTGCTGTAGTGATTGATGAGATCGCCCGCATCAAAACGCACGGCGCGCCCCATCTTGCGGATCAGGATGTTGTTCCACATGCCAGGCTCGCCCGAGAACAGCGGATGCTTCTTGCCGCCCTCGAATGAACTGGCGCGGTTCCACGCCTGTTGCAGGAAAGTCCGCCACACTTGGCCGCTGGTGTTCTTCTGGATGTAGTGCCACTGGCGGGAAGTCACCAGCAACATGTACATCGGCTCGTCGTCGGCCTGAACGTCACCCGGCAGCTTGATCGGCTGTAGAGGGAAGTCCATGTCCTCGATGATGGCCTTGAGGCGGTCGATGTCTTCCAATGCAAGGAAGTCGGATGTGCTGATACCGGAAGGAGTAGATCCGCCGCCTGCCGTGTAGTAGCGATTGAAGCTCGGCGCTTGCGGGGCATTCACCATGATGTCGGCGAAGTCCGGGTCAGTATCGAGCGGCACAACCCAGTCTTTGGTGATCTGACTGCCGCGCTGGCCAGCCAGATGCACCAAACAGACTTGATCCTCCAGTCGATTGGCCCAGCCAGCCAGATTGGCCATACCGATACCGCGCAAATTGTGCTTGGTACGCTTCTGCGTCATGCGGCCACCACCATCGACGCCACCGCGCCACTGATTAACCTTCACGTCCATGGAGCCGAAGGTCAGCGGCATCAGCTTGCCAGCGAGCTTTTTGTCGCCCATGACAGGTTTGCCGGTCGTGATATTGAAGAGATCGACAGATACTTGATCGCCAGCGTTTTTCACCAGGTCGCGTACCTGAACGATGGGCATGTCGGGGTTCGACTGGCCGCGCAGATTGGCTTCAGCATCCACTTGCTTTGGTGCTGGGCCGGTAAGGTTCTTGCGCAGGCTTGGCTTTTTCTGAGTCTGTGCGAACACAGCACCAGAGAAAGTTTTAACCGCCAGCGGCGAACCGTATGGGATATTGGTTGACATTTTTACTATCTCCTATGGGGATTAAATGGGTTTCACCCGCCAGAACTTGCGATGAACGCATCGATCTGTTCGGGTGTCATGTCCTCGAACCGACGGGTCAGTTCGATCGAGCTGGCCTGCTCAATGGACGCTTGCTCATCCACCGGAACCGCCGCACCGCCCGGAAGATCCGAGAGGGTCGTCGGCCCGCGACGCGAGGCAGCGGCAGGCTTTGTTTCAGTTTGTTGAGCGGTAGCGGTTCCTCCTGGAACCTGGATTGCGCCGTTCTCGGCTTCGTAGAGGCGCACCACGGCATCGAAACGCTCGGCCATGGGCTTACCCTTCCACTTGCCAGATGAGGCGAGGCGGTTGTCTGTAGCAATGACTTCCGCCCAGGCTTCAGGGTTGGTGGCTTGCAGGTGCGCGAGCTTTGGCTTGCCATCGATAATTGACTGCACTTCGTCGGCGACCTCTCGGCCACGTTCCTCGGTGCGCGCGGCGGCTTCACCGGCCAATCGGTCGATAGTGGCCTGCTGCGCTCGCAGAATCTTCGCCAGCGATGGGGATTCCTCCTCAAGCGCAGCCAAGTCCTCCTCGGTCAAGCGTAGTGGCGCGTCTGGTTCGGCAGTTGCGGCCTTACCTTCGTCGCCAGCAACGCCACCCGCCCTGAGACGCTCTATCTCGGCCGTCTGCTCATGCACCAGACGTTCGAGTCGGGCCTTCTCTTCGCGGGTGCCTTGCAGCACAGAGAACGGCAAAACATTCTTGCCATCCTTCGCCAGCACACCTTCGGCGTCATCACCTTCTGTCTCTGTCGCGCCTTCCGCTGCGGCCGCCGATTCATCATCGGTTGCCGTATTCCCTTCCGCCGTGGCAGCGCCGGACGTTGCGCCGCCCTCCTGCTTGTCGTCCCTGCTCTCTTCGGTCGAATCGGAAATGGACTCACCGGATGCCAGAGCTTCCAACTGCTCAGGCGTCATATCGGCAAGGTCTTCAGGGTTGGCGTTGTAATAGGCCAGGTCTTTGGTTCCGCTCATTGCTCAGTTCTCCGTGCCGAACGCATGCGCGCGCGGCTCCCTTGTCGCCGGGAAGCGGTAGGAGGTTGTGGATTGCGGCTTGCGCCGCGTTGGTGGGGATTGCCCGTATCGCTGGGCTGCGTTTTGAAACTCGTTTGGCTGGTCATGGCATGGCTCCCGCTGGCAATTGATTGCCGCCTGCGTTGCGCATCGCCAGGTCGAGCACTTTGTGTTCGCCGTCCTGATCAACGGCAATCCGCCGCGTCTCGGCGTCACGCTCCTTGATGGATATTTCTCGATCCCTGAACTCGACACCAGCCTGCTGGAGCGCCTGCTGCACGGCTTCGCCGATAACCTGCTGCAATTGCTGTGGGGTTTGCGGCATGCCGTTGGGGTCTTGCTCATCGCCGGGTGTCGGCAAGTTGAGCGACGTGCGCAACCGCTCGATCATTGCCTCGCTGTCCGGATCGTCCTCGCCTGCAATGACGAAATCGAGCAACAGCAATTGCGCTTGTGGCGGAAGAGACTTAACCAACTCCACGCGACGCATGGCGCGCTGTGCACGATAGCTCGGCGTACTTGGTGTATCGGCCAGCACCACCTTGAGCTTGGCCATCTGTACATTGTTGGTGCGGAACTCCATACCGTTTTCAGCCGTGGTGCGGCCATTGAGAAGGATGGTCTTGGCGGCCTTGAGTCCGCCACCATCAACCACCACCTCTTGCTCGCTGTCGCCCATGTCCTCGATCACCAGCGATAGCAGTAGATCGCCCACCTGCGAACGCGAGAAGCGGGCGTTATCGTTGATGTCAGCGAGCGTCTGATTGCTCTGCTCGACCAGTGAGTTGATGGCGATGCCGGACGTGGATTTACCGTCTTGGCCCATCATGGCGTTGTAGATGCCGCCGACGTTCTTGATGGATTCGCGCTTATCGATCAGCGCTTGATACTGCTGGGCGTTGAGAGCGAAGTCGGACTCGACTTTGAACACCCCGCCAGGCGGCGCATCCGGTTCCAGTTCTATCCACGCATCCGGCCGTGCAACCTCGCTGCGTGCCCGGTTCTTGTCCTTGACCATGCCTTTGGTAGCGGTCACGCGCTTGGCCGAGAGTAGCCACACCATCTTGGAGTTGCGGGCGTTGACCTCGTCCTGCATTGGAATCTGCGGACGGATCAGGCCATACGGAACGCCAGTTAAATCCTCGCGTTTTCCAAAGAAAGGAACGTATGGGTAGCGCCCATGGCTGTACGGGCTTGGCATGTCCAAGAGCTTGTGCGGGCCCATGAACCAAGCCACGCGAATCTTTGAAAAGATCGCGTCTTCGAGGGTCGCAACACCGGCCGCCACCGCAGCGTTGTGGCGCTTGTTGTCCGGGTCGTACTCCATGGAGCCACCGCCAGCCACCTTGAGAACCTTGGCGCGCACCCAACGGCGATACCAAACCTCATAGACCATCACCCGGCGATGTACAGAATCGCGCCAGTCGGAGTCATGAATTCCCCAGCCGCGCTCTGCTTCCTGCGACATGGCCAGGCCAGTTACTTCGTCGCCAATCAGTACCGGATCGAAGTCCAGCCAATCGGCAGCGGCATACTTGATGAGTTCGGCGTGCTCTGGAAAGCCCAGTGCCAGAACCTCGGCTTCATGCCGACGGCGGCGGACGATGTAGCGCGCATCCGACAAGTCGGGTTCTTTCGCGCGCCAGTCCCACCACATTTCATTACGATGGACAGCGGTACAGCGGTAGGGGTATTTGAATGGGTCGATCTCGCGGGAGACCTCAACCCAGCCTATCCCGGCCTTAATCTGGCTGGCGTAGGCTTCGGAATTAGCGCGATCGGCTTTGGATTCACGCTCGGCCTCACTGAGGCGAACATTCATCGCCTCGGCCACTTCCTTGTCACGCTTATCTTTGGCGGCCTTGACCTGCCAATCCAAGCGCGTTTTAACTTCCAGTCCAAGCACCGCGTCGATGGTTGGCCCGATCAAGTTCTCAATGATCGGCGCCATGCCCAGCTCGGCCATATCGGCGAGCGTCTTGGCGTCTAGCTGGTTGCCGTCGTAGTAATCACAGGCCTTATTGGCCTCGCGACGCCAGTTCGGCTGGTCGCGCATCTCGTCCAGGAACCCGGCAAGTTCCTGACGTGACAATGGCTCCCCGTGGCGATCCGCCACAGCGGCCGTCTTGTTTTCATCCAGCTCAGAAGCGCTGGCCATGAAGTGCACTCACGAGTTCTCTCATGAGTGCTACTTTCGATCCAAGCCATCGCGTTATCTACCGGAAACGCCTCAGACTAAATAGAAAGGCTTGCCGGTTAATGGTTGACAAATTACAAATCAAACTCGCCAGTTGCGCGCTGGACTGGGTGCCTCTGCCTCGTCGTTAGGTTCAACGATGGCCCAGCGCCGCGACATGCTGGCGTACCTGGTTGCTGATATTATGTCGTCGCGCACCTTCACAATCTTGCCGTCCTTGCGATGGTAGAGGCGCATCTCCTCGAAAAACTCTGACACGGTGCTGAATACCTTGAACCGCCCTTCCTTCATCCGGGTCAGCATGTCAGACAGTCCAGCTTCCACGCTCGTCTTGGCAGCGATGGTCTCGTGATCAATCCCCTCCTCGACGTGCTGCGCCCAATGGTGGAGAAACTTACAGCCCTTATCTCGGTACTGCTTCGCCAGTTGGATGCCAGACCCTTTGTCGTGCTGTAGGCCGTCATGCGGCCACGCCACAGGAATCCACGCGCCCTTGCTCTTGATGGCGTCAGCATTCTGCCCGACCGTCTGCTCGCTCGCGCGGTAGCCGTCGTAAAGGTAAATCGTGTCGGTATCCCTATCCCAAGCAGTCCAAGCACCAGCCGACGGGTGATCCCAGCCAAAATCCCACCCAACCAGGCGCGGCCAGTGCGCAGGAATCGGGAAGGGATCAACACGGATCGTGCTCTCATCGAC